AGCGGACTCTTCGCGATACTTCGAATTTGATCAAACAGCGATCCGGTCCACTCTTCGCTACGACATCGCTGTTCACGAACGCGGAACCGCTTCTGTCGCCGGTCCAATGGTATCTCTCGTTTCTGCTTCCTAATTGGTAGCGGTTCAATTCTTTTGAAAAACAAACAATAGGAAACAAAAACATGAATTTGATGCAACAGGCTCGCTACGTTCGAGCGATTTCACCAGCAGCAATCATCGACAACACGAGTGCAGCCGCAACGGTTATCGATGCGAGAGACTACGACTATTGCACGATTGTCGTGCAGCTCGGAGCGACAGACATTGCTTTGACTAGCTTGCGAGTTCAAGCAGCAACGACAAGCGGCGGTTCATACGTCGACATTCCGGGTGCAACCTTTGCAGGTGGCACTTCTCCAGACGGTACTGTTTTGGCTTTGCCGTCTGCTTTGGATGACAACCAGACTGCTGTTTTCCAGATCGATATGCGCGGCAAGAATCCTTTCTTGCAAGTCGTCGCAACGTTCGGAGACGGAGCCGCAGGTGGTTTCATTGCTGCCGTTGCAATCTTGACTAAAGCACACTTGTCACCAGCGACATCCGCAACGATGGCCGATGGCGACGTCTGCCGAGTTGTGTAATGAACTTGGTTTTACTGCAAGACTGGAACAGCCTACCGAGTGGTTTTCGCTTGGTAGGCGTCCAGGCAGGACAAGCGGAAATCATGATTCAGCGCGGCATTGCGTCAGAATCAACTGATGATCGAGAAAAGCAACAGCGTCAGCAACCGCGAAAGCAAAAGTGAAAAACTACCGTCCCTCATTGCTGATAGGTCCGACCACGGAACCTGTCCTGCTTGACCAAGTGAAAGAGCGTGTTGAAATCGCGTTAAGCGACGAAGCGCACGACAGCCACTTGCTAGAGTTGATTTCGCAAGCGAGGGAAGAGGTTGAGCACGATTGCGATATGGCAATCAACACCCAAACATGGGAGTTGAAAACAGAGATGATGGTTGACGGCTTGCAACTTTACAAGTCACCAGTGCAGTCTATCACGTCGATTCAGTACTACGACACCAATTCAGTGTTGCGGACTCTTTCGACGACCGTCTACAGCTTGGACGTTGCAAACCGAACTATCAGGTTGAACAACAATCAGCTTTGGCCACCTACCGAGTTGCGGTGGGACGCTTGGCGAATCGTCTACGTCTGCGGATACACGACAGTACCAGCGATCGTTCAGAAAGCTGTTTTGCTGTTGGCTGAAAACTACTTCCTCGCGCGAGATCCGCAAAAGGAATCGACTTTCAGTTCGTACAACAGGCTAATCCGCAAGCTGCACAGGAGCACATACCCGTGACCAATGCAGCATTGAAGCGACATCGAATAGATTTCGAACAACCGATCGAGACGCAAGACGCAACAGGCGAGTCGCGTGTTGAATGGAGGCGATTTCGATGTGCGGAGCCAGCAGCGTTCACCTCGTTAAGCGGGATAGAAACGATTCGCGGAAGACAACTCGAAGCACAGACAAAAGCAATCTTCACGGTAAACAATCGCGAAGGTTACACGACCAAGATGAGGATTCGATTCGAAGGCCGAATCTATGGCATTACCCATATCAACCCGATGGGCGTTATGCGACGTGAACTAGAAATACTGGTGACCACAACAGCATGACTATCGACATTAACCTAACATTCGACGAAGTGCAGATTCAGAAGCTACTAAAGATACCTGTCTTGATGAAGCTAAAGCCAGCCGAAAACGTTTTGAAAGCAATGGCAAAGCCAATTATCGACAGAGCTAAGTCGATTGCTCCAAGCTCGAGACGTAGCGGAACGCGCAAGAAGTGGAGCAGCAAGTACAAAGACAATGCAGCTTACCAAGAGGACTCTGGCAGGCACATCGGACGAAAGTTTATCAGAACCGGAAGCGGAGGTTTGATAATCGTCGGTGGTATTTACCCACGAGCGAACAAGCAAAACTACGAAGCAGGCGACAAGCGAAAGATAGTCTACTGGGGCAAGAAGACCAGCAAGATTAAGCGTATCAATCCAAGCGAACGTTTTATGCAAAAGGCTTTCGACGAGACACGAACGCAGCAAGTCACAGCAGGAAACGAACAGCTCGAAAAAGAAATAAAGGAACTTGGCAGTGGCTAAAAACTTACGAATCGGCAACGTCACAATCGCAAGCAGTGGAACGGTATCTACAACGCTTTCGTTAGAAAACAACCGCATACCCTTGGCGATAGTGACACCAGCAGCACTAACCGGAACAGCGATCACGTTCAACGTTTCGGACAACGGTTCCACGTTCACACCATTGTATTACGAATCTACGCTTTACTCGATTACGACTTCGACAAGCAGACACCACGCATTGAATCGCATTGCGTTTGAAGGCGTGAAGTTCCTGCAAGTCGTAAGCGGGTCAGCAGAAGCAGCAAGTAGAGCAATCAAGGTAATCAGCGGCGAATAATGGCAAGCGACGTTGGCAAAGCATTGCGAACAAAGTTGCTAGAGAACGCAACACTAACCGGACTTATCGGAACACGTTTTTATCCAGACGTGATTCCGCAAGGTTCTGCTTTGCCTGCCGTGGCTTACTACAAAATTTCCACGTTGCGCGAACACACATTGCTGGACTGCACACGTTTAGCACATTCCAGAATCCAGGTTGATTGCTATGCAGAAAAAGCAAACGGCGGAAGAGACAAAGCAAACGACATTGCCCACGCTATTCGCAACTCTGGCATCTGTGCTTTCCGAGGCACTGTTGACGGGATTGCAATTCAAGCTGTCGAGATAGACAGCGGAGATTACTACGACAACGATCCACCCACCGATGGTAATCAACAACATCGGTACATCACTTCGTTCGATTTCATGGTTCACTATTTGGAGGCAGCATAATGGCACCACTAACTTCACCAGCAGTAGGAAACGGCACAACTGTTTCCGGTTTGGGTCAGACAACGTTCGTTAAAAAGGTCACAGGTCCGAAAGAGAAGATTGGGACGTTTGATACGACTGATCTTTCAACGACTGGCTACAAAACGCTTGAGAAGCAAGACTTGGCAGATAATCCAGTTGTGACTGTAGAGTGCTATCACATCGGGTCTGAGATTGCACTTGGTTCTGTCGGGACATTTACCATCACATATCCATTAGCCGGTTCTTACGCTGGAACTGCTATCGTGACAGCGGTTAATCGTCCAGATGCGGAAAGCGGCGTTGCGATGATGTGCAGCTACGAACTTACTTTCGACGGATACACGGGACCAGCATTCACGGCTGCATAACCTAATGAAAGTTGAACTACAACAACACAGTGGAATTAGATACGACGGTGGAACTGTCGTTTTTGACCAGTGGCAAGTGTTTGCAACAGGTGCAAACGGCAATCGCGTCTTGGTTGGCTACTTGTCGCACGATGAGTCGATACCGCTAATGCTTATCGCAAATCAACCTTACAACATCGTCCGTGAGATTGTTTCGAAGTGCGAAGCGATCACAAAACGGAGAGTCTTACCACCGTTTGAGATTGTCGAACCACCGGAAATCGACAACTCCGCAGGCGAGGACGAATACACAGACGAAGACGAGGATGACCAGGATGAGTAGCGTAGTAGATAAAAACATGCTTCAGGAAGTTCTCGAACTTCCTATGCAAGAAAAAACCGTTGAGTATCAGGGAAAGCATTACAGGCTTAGAGAGCTCAACGAAGAGCAAGGAATTGAATACGAGTTGGCACTACAGGATAAGAAAGGCAAGTTTGACGTTCAAAAAATGCGTCGTGTTCTTATCTCGTACTGCTGGATTGGGCCGGACGGCAAGCGTTTGGTTACTGATGAAGAACGACTCAAAACTATGAGACGTTCGTTATCTGGCCTTCTGTTTGACGAATGCCAAAAGTTGAATCGTTACGAAAAAGAGGAGTTAGAGGGCTTAGTAAAAAACTCCGAAAAAGCCGGAAGCTCAGACTAGCTTACCGGCTGGCATTCCAATGGGGCATTGTAGATGTTGACAAATGGATTCGGACTTTGCCTAGAGGATTGCTGACTAAATGGCAGGCATTCGATGCAGTCGAGCCGATAGGCGAAACGTGGAAGCAGTCAGCCCAAACGCAATGCTTGATCGAACGGCAAATCGAACTAGAGGCAATGAAGGTTGGAGCGAAGTTCGAACCGTCGACTTTTGAACGGCACATGCCAATGAGGTACATGCCAGAACCTCCACCAGCGAAGCCAAAGCGAACGAAGAAGACCGCGAAAACAGAGTTCGAAACACTCGGAGCCGCATTAGGGCTCGGATCGGTACTAAAGGCACATCATGGGAACAACGATAAATCTAGCTAACATCGCGCTGGGTTTCGATGTGTCGAAAATCCAAAAAGGTGTCGATCTATCTGCGGCAGAGATTCGCAAGCTAAGCACTTCTTTTCAAAACTCCATTTCTGGCATTGATAGATACAACGCTGCAATGGAGATCGTCGACAAAGCACGAAAAGCAGGAGCGTTGACAACTCAACGAGTTGTTGAAATTGAAGCGAGCTTAGCTGCTAAGTACGGTCTTGAAACGGAAGCGATGCGAGCAGCAGCAAAAGCCACCGAAGATCTAGCTAGAGCCAAGGCTAGAGAAGTAGAAATTGCACGGCAGCAGGCGGCAGACTTGGCAACTGGTGTCAGGCTACGAAATCAGGTCGCGACAGCAGAAGAGAAGAATGCTGCTGCTGCTCGTGAATACGCTGCTGCGTTGCGCAAAGGCATAATTGACCTGCAAACGTACAACCGTTTGCTAGAGCAAATGCAAAAGCCGCAAAAGCCGCAAAGCAACAATATGCTAGGCGACGTAAAAAGCACGCTTGCGCAGTACGCTGGTATGGCTGCTGCATTCCGTGGAGTTCAGGCAAGTATGTCTTTGGCAGCGACAGCCGAAAGCAATAAGATTGCACTGGAGGTACTCACAGGGTCGGTTCAGAAAGCAAGTTTCCTATTCGATGGATTTATTGCTTTAGATCGATCTTCTCCGCTATCCAGGCAAGACTTTTCGCGAGCAGCACAAACGCTTGTCGGTTACGGCGTGGCAGCAGAATCAACGATGCCAGCACTGCGAGCGTTGAGCGAAGTTTCGATTGGCAACGCAGAACGATTTCAATCGCTCGCTTTAGCATTCGGCCAGGTGCAAGCCAACGGGCGGCTAATGGGTCAAGAAGTCCTTCAAATGGTTAATGCGGGGTTCAACCCGTTGCAGGAAATTAGCCGAACGACTGGCACGAGCATGGCAGAGCTTAAAAAGCAAATGGAAGCCGGTGCTATATCGTCCGACATGGTTGCAGATGCATTCAAATCGGCAACATCAGAGGGCGGTCGATTCTTCGACATGAACGAGCGATTAAAGAATAGCGCTGCAGGTCAGTATGCCAAGATGAAGTCGGATGTTGAGTTGCTGGCAACTGAGATCGGGACGAATCTACTGCCAGCGGCTAAAGCTCTGATGGAAGTACTTAGCGCAGGTTCGAACAGCAAGGGACAGGGCGGATTACTCCCAGGTATAGCGACTGGTTTCTCGTCGTTTATTGAAGCTACTTTAGCGACAGCCCAAGACGCATTTACTAACCTAGATGAAAACTCTTACGGTACAAAGTTGGAAGAGTTTTTGACGCGAATCGGTAGAGAGAACGGCGAGGCCTATATGGAGTCGATTCGCCACGTTCTGACGCCAGCGGAACAGGCTATTCGTGAAAAGAACATGGCCGCGAGAGCAGATACCGAACGCAAAGAAATGCAACGCATAGCGGCAAAAGAAAAAGCAGAACTAGACGCTTTGACTTTCTACCAAAAAGAGCAGCAGGCACTACAGCGACAGCTAGACATTTTGCAACTTGGTTCGGCTGAAGTTGAGTTCCAAGAGAACTTGAAAAAAGGACTCAGCGAACAGCAAGCACAAGAGCTTCGAGACTTGCAAGAAAAGCTAGAAACAGAAAAGAAGGTAACGGAAGATCTTGAAAAGCGACAGAAGCAAGACGCAGAAACAAAACGACGTGTTGGAGATGCTCAAAAAGACTTGGACAATCTGAAATCAGACGTCAACAAGAAACAAGACGACAACCCGAACAACATAGCCGCAGCAGTCGCACCAGCATTGCGAGCTGGCAGCGTGGAAGCGTATCGGTTCCTGATGAACCAACGCAACGAAGCAGCAGAGATAGCACGCGAGCAAGCTGACATTGCACAGCAACAGCTTTTAATCATGGAGCAAACGCTAAACGCAACGCAGACAATGCAAGTAATCGGAGTAGCAGGGAGGACCGCATAATGCCAAGCGAAATAGTCAACAGTGCAGAAAAACGCGAAGGATCTGGAGCTATTGCGATAAGTGGCAACAAGTTGGTTTTCCGCAGCACTTGGAACTTTCTTGTATTGGCAAGTTCGATCAGTATCGGACGCGAAGAGATTCTTCTTACAACTCCAGGGTTGCCAGTTGTCGGTTTGGTCTACGGATTGACTCAACAGAGAGCTATTTCGAAAGACGCGAAACGCAAAAAGGAAAACCCACTCTACTGGGACGTTACGTGTCAATTCGAGTCAGGCACCGAAGAACAAAGACCGCCGGCCGGTGGAGATCCAGATTTCCCAGATCCAGACCCAACCACATGGATTCCGGTTTTTGTTGTTGACTCATTCGAAACAAAGCAAGTTGTCATCCACGAGGACTTTTCCGATACTCCAAAAAAGATTGTCAACTTTGCAAAGCAGCCTTTCCAAGAGCCGATCCTAACAACCAAAACGCTTTGCTCTTTTTCCTTCGTCCAGTTCGAAGATCCTGCGCAGGACATCAACGAAATCATGGACAGGAACGACAAGATAAACGATGGAGAGTTCGCAGGCAGAGAAGCTAGAACACTAAAGCTAAACGTCACAAGTGCGGGGCTAGGCTACTACGGTGGATATGCAGCTTGGCGTGTTGCATATCGTTGCACCTACGATCCAGACACTTGGGACGTAGAACTTTTAGAGGTTGGCAGTCAGTTTGTCGACACAGCAGACGGCAACAAGCTAAAGCCATATTTAGACGACGTTCGAAGCCATCGAATCGTTGGAAAACTAGCTGCGACAGGCAACAAGCTAGCCAGCAACGCAGAACCGCTTACGTCCAAGTTTGTTCCGTTCCCTCAGATCGATTTCAGCTTTATTAGGACTGCTTAGTAATGGCTGCAAAAGACGAAGAACTAGTCGTATTCACTCGCGCGGACAGTGACGAGATACTGAAGTTCGTCTTCAACGAACCTCGTGGTAGTGAACGTCCTGCCATGCGTTCATACGGTGACGCGGAAGTAGTCTTAGCTTTCACGACAGCAGGAGCAACGGCCAGGTCTGGCACGACGCTAGGAACCGGCACAGCTACATCTCGATGGATTGATGCATCTGGATCGACGCGAACAATAAACAGCACAACGGACGCAATCACGTTCTACAACTTGGCAGCAACGACAGTAGGAACAAACAAATACATTCTGCTTTGCCGTCTAGGTGCTGATTGGATTTGCATTTGGGAGGAATGCGGCTAATGCAAACAAAGAATACTCCTGGTTGCTGTGGTTGTGGCGGTTGCTCCCAATGCTGCATATCGCGTATTGATGTAGATTTCGCTGTTCCTGAACCAGGCCAGCCAGGTGCTTCACTTGGTTCGTGGGGTTGGGATGTGAGTACTCAGCCAATCGCAGAAGAAGTTACGCAGACGATTGCAGGCGTCCCTAGATTGGTATGCAGACAAATCTATACAGCACCAGCTACTACGGTTTGCGTTGGGGTCAATCCGTTGACTTACAACACTAGATTCATGACGAAAGAATCGACTATCCCTTACACTTATTGGCAAGTGGTGTTCGGCGGTAATTTCTTTTGGTTTGAAGGGGATGTTGTTTGGAGGACATACGCTTATATACGGTCGCTCCAACTAACGGTTTTTCGATGGAGCGGTTTAGCTCGAACAGTTCTTTCTGGCACCATATCGCAGAGCGCACAAAAGAACTTTTTTGGCCGAAGAAGACAATATGCATCGGCTGGCTGTGGTCTTGTAGAAGATTTTACTTACCCAGGGTGGCTAGAGCAAATATGCGCTAGAGGAGTGAATCCTTGTAGAGATAATGGGCGGTACATTATCGATTCGAATTGGGTAGACATTGCTTTTGGAATCAATCGTGATAGCGGTTGGGTGTCTGGTGACTGCACGACACTACCAACAAACGATGTGGGATTCGCTGACATAGCCTCAGATCAGTTCAATTCTGGTGCAGCTGCGGGACCGTGTAGAGCGCCTACAGGGTCGACGTATGTTTTAGGAACTGCAACTGGTGGTTGTACACAGGGTGGGCTGAACTTCTACAGACACGACTACACATATACAGCTCCAGACGTTTGGTTTGCACGTCATCCAATAACAATCACTACGTGCTGATATGCCTGCTGTTTACTTGCTGTTTCGCTATCGCAATCACTGGGCGAAACTGCACCAAAACACAATGACGGAGAGTGAGTTAAATCACTGGATAGACACAATCCCAGGATACGAAGATCTATCCTGCGATTGCCAGAAAGAAATTTACAAGCTACTAGAAACCAACCCCCCACGCTTCGACGACTGGCAGCGTTGGAGCTGGGAGATCCACAACGCCGTCAACTTAAAAATCAACAAGCCAATCCTAACCTACTCCGACGCTTGCAAATTGTGGGCATGGGACTTGACACATCCCAATCCTCCTGCGTAAAGTATTGACAACCACGACAGCAGTCCCCGCCAAATTTCCGCTGTACGAGGTTTCTATGGAAAATCAACAAGTGCCACCATCGGTGGATTCTATTGTCGTGCGGCTTCGCAATATGGAGCTGTCTCCCCGAAAATGGACGGATCGCATCGCTACAGATTTCGTGCCACTGGTTGGCCGATGACGCATTGCGTCGGTCCAAATGCAGAGGACGCTGTAAAGTCTGCACTACAGGAAATTCAGCGGTCTCGGAGTGAGTCCGTGTAACGCTTGTAATCACATGGTCGCCGCGTGTGACTATCCATTCCAAAAACGCATGACCGGCGACTCATGTGCATTACATTGTTAGGACGTCTTATGCGTAAGATTCAGAGTTTATTTCAGCGGAACTACGACGGCGACAGGTTGGTGCGAGATGAAGTCGTTCTAGGCTCCGAGTGGGTCGTAAACGGCGAGGGACGAGCAACGCGAAAGTGGGACGGAACGTGTTGCATGATTCGCGGTGCAAGACTGTACAAGCGATACGAAGTAAAGCCAAACAGCAAACCGCCACAAGGCTTTGAGCCCGCGAACGAAGTTGACGAGAACACAGGCAAGCAGCAAGGGTGGTTGCTGGTTGGTGAAGGTCCAGAGGACCGATGGCATCGAGAGGCATTCGATATTGAGTTACCAGATGGAACATATGAGCTTCTTGGGCCGAAGGTCCAAGGGAACGTCGAGAAATTCGACAAGCACGTTTTGGTTAAACACGGTCTGGATGGGTTCGCAGACGAACCGCCACGGACGTTTCCAGAGTTGAAGGTGTGGTTTGAGTCGCACAACTACGTCGAAGGCATTGTGTGGCATCACGACGATGGGCGGATGGTCAAGATTAAGTGCAAGGATTTTGGCATCCGTAGATCGTCCTAACGACTGTCATATCCGAGTGCGAGGAGTAAACATGGACCAAATCGAAAACGCTCGATCGAGCACTTCGGATCATGACTTTGTTCACATGCCGCATCCTCTTACGGTCGCGGTACTGTGTGCAGCGAGAAACAGCATCTACAAGCAAATGGACAACGTGGAAGTTTACGACATCGAAAGAGACGTTCGGACGTTCCAGGGCGGTATGCCGATAGTCGGACATCCTCCATGTAGATCGTGGTCGGCGTTTTGCAGACACCAGGCGAAACCATTACCAGGAGAAAAGGAACTAGCCCCATTCGTGGTCGAGCATCTCCGCAAATGCGGAGGCGTAATGGAGCATCCAGCACACTCGACACTGTGGGACGCATTGAATCTCCCGAAGCCAGGCGAGCGAGAGCGAGACGGATTGTGGACGCTGTGGGTAAAGCAATGCTGGTGGGGAGACGTTCGCACAAAAAACACATGGCTACTGTTCAGCGGCATCGACGTTTGGACGGTGGCAACACCGTTCCAATTGCATGAGCCGAAAGGCGACCGGAGACGGTGGCAAGTCATGAGCAAACATCAACGCTCGGCAACGGTGCCAGCGTTTGCGGAATGGTTGGTCGATACAGCGAGACAGGTAGACAAATGCGCGATATGAAACACATCAACGTGATTTCCAATGTGTTAGCAGAAATGGCACACCCAACGCTCAAACGCGAAGACATCCAAAACAACGCATTAGCACTTTTGAAGCGTTTGCGTATGGCAGGATTTGAAATTGTTCCAGTGCAAAGCGACAAAGGCATCAGCGAAAACGCACGTTTGCACAACGAAGCGTGCGACAGTGAGCGAAAGATAAGCGTGGTGGTCGTACATTGCGAGCACCCAGTTGTCGCCCATGATATTGACGATGGAGCGACATGCAGTAAGTGCGGAAGAGACTTGGGGTGGTTTTGCCACATCTCACCAAAGCACTATTGCGAGTACAAAGACGACGAAGCGTGCATCCACTGTGGTGCACCAGAAGAGCGTCAGTAGGTCATGTGAACGCTCGGCATATCCGAGCACGAACCAACCAATTAACCATAGGAGAAAACGCTAATGAGTGCTTCGGATCATGCCGTTGTTCTACGCTCCATCACAAGACGCAGGGGCGATGCGACAAT